ATGGTTTCTCTTGAGCCCGCGCTTGTCGCCCGTATCGCCGAGAACATGCCCAAGGGCGTGAAAGTCTTCTCCGCCGCCGACCTTGCCGGAGTGCGCGAGGCCGCACAGCACACCCCGGCGGTGCATGTGATCTATGACGGCTATCGCGTGGTTCAGGCCGACGGGGCTGTAGCTGAGATCGAAACGTCATGGCTGACCGTTCTGGCTGTGAGAAACGCGAGGGCGCAGAAGACGGGGAGCGCGGCAAGAGAAGACGCCGCGAAGCTCATTTCCAGCCTGTACGGCTCTCTGGCCGGGTGGCTGCCCCCTGGGTGCGTACGCGAGCTTGAGCTGGCCAATGCCCCGCGTCCCGGCTTCGACGCCGGGTTCCTGTATCTGCCGTTGGCGTGGAATGCGCGCCAGGTGTTGGTGGGCAGCGTGGCCGGAGAAGAGGTCGAAGTTCCCTTGCAAACAGTAACATTCAAAGGAGACGTCGAATGAAAACCTATATCTATTCCGGGCCTCCCTCCGGCGTGACCATCGAAGGCCGCGAGGTGATGCTTTGGCCCGGCCGTCCCGTGGAGCTGCCGGAGAAGTCCGGCTACGTGTCGGCGCTTGTGGCTCAGGGGCGACTCACGCCCGCACCGGCCGCCGCGCCCAAGAAAAAGCGGAGCAAAGGAGAGTAAACCATGGCAGCCAATTACTTGCATGGTGTTGAGACCATCGAAATTGACAAGGGGCCTCGCCCGGTTCGCACGGTCAAGTCGGCCGTTGTCGGACTGATCGGGACGGCTCCGGCCGGGCCTGTGAACGAGCCCACCATTGTCCTGTCCGACAGCGATGCAGCACAGTTCGGGACGGCGCATACAAACTATACTATTCCGCAGGCCCTTGACGCGATCTTTGACCAGGGCGCGGGCACGGTCATTGTCATCAACGTGCTGGACCCTTCGGTCCACAAGGCTACAGTAACCGACGAGGAGATGGTTCTGTCCGGGGATGTGGGAACCGCCGCGTACCCGGCATGGAACGGCGCGCCGACGGTCAAGTCGTCCGACGGCGTAACTACCTACGTGGCCGGGACGGACTACACCTACGACACCGACGCGGGAACCATCACCCGTATCGACGGGGCCGGTATCGCCTCCGGGGATAGCCTGCTCGTGAGCTACGAGTACAAAGACCCCACCGCCGTCCTGCCTTCCGACCTGATCGGAACCGTGACCGAAGGCGGCATTCGCACCGGTATGAAGGCCCTGGACGATACCTACAACCTGTTCGGCTTCTTCGCCAAGATTCTGATCGCCCCGGTGTACTGCACCCAGAACAGTGTGGCCGTGGAAATGATCAGCATGGCGCACAAGCTGCGCGCGGTCACGCTGATCGACGCCCCTGTCGGGCTGACCCCGCAGCAGGTGATCGCCGGACGCGGCCCCATGGGCGAGATCAACTTCAACACCTCCAGCGAGCGGGCCGTGCTCTGCTATCCCCATCTGAAGGTGTACGATACCGCCACCGACTCGGAGCGCCTGGAGCCCATGAGCCAGCGTCTTGCTGGCGTGATCTGCCGCAAGGACGTCGAGAACGGATACTGGTGGAGCCCCTCCAATACGGAGTTTATGGGCATCACCGGGGCCGAGCGCAGCATTTCCGCGCGTATCAACGACCCGCAGACGGAAGCCAACCTGCTGAACGAAAACGGCATCGTGACCGTGTTCAACAGCTTCGGCACCGGCCTGCGCGCCTGGGGCAACCGTTCCGCCGCATGGCCGTCCGTCTCGCACCCGAAGAACTTCATCAACGTGCGCCGCACTGCGGACATCCTTCACGAGTCCGTCGAGTACGCCATGCTGCAGTTCATCGACTTCCCCATCAACAACGCCCTGATCGACGACATTCGCGGAACCGTGAACTCGTTCATCCGGACGCTGATCGGTCGCGGCGCGCTGGTCGACGGCTCCTGCACCTATGATCCGGCCAAGAACCCGCCGACCGAAACGGGCAACGGGCATCTGACCTTCGACATCACGTTCATGCCGCCGACTCCCGCAGAGCGGATCACCTTCGAGAGCGTGATCGACATCAACCTGCTCAAGACCCTTGGGCAGTAACAGGAGGCGTATATGAGCAAGATTGCCATCAACCGCATCACCAACGCGAACGTCTACATTGACGGCGCGAGCCTGCTTGGCCGGGCCGAAGAGGTGGAGCTGCCGCAGATCAAGGCCAAGATGTCCGAGCACAAGGCTCTGGGCATGGTGGGCAGCATTGAGGCGTTCGCCGGTTTCGAGAAGCTGGAGGGCAAGGTCAAGTGGGCCTCCCTGTATCCGGACGTGCTCAAGAAAGCCGCCAACCCCTTCAAGACCGTGCAGCTGCAGCTCAGAGGCAGCCTGTACACCCAGACGGCGCAGGGCCGCACCGACGAGGTTCCTGTCGTCGCGTTGCTGACCGTGGCCTTCAAGACCTTCCCCGGCGGCAACTGGAAGCAGCACGAGAACGTCGAAATGGAGACGGAGTTCGTCGCCTACTACATGAAGATCACCGCCGGAGGTGAGGATATCGTCGAGGTCGACGTGTTGGAAAACATCTACAAGGCCGGGGGTAAAGATCTTCTGGCTGAATACAACGAGAACATCGGAGGCTAGTCTTGTCCAAATTAAATGAGATTCCCCTGGCGGAACATCTGACCCTGCCCGACGGCACCGTCGTGAAGAAAATCGTCCTGCGCTCCCCCAAGGTGCGCGACCTCAAGCTGGCCCAGCGCGGCGGCGGAACCGAAGCGGATCAGGAGATCAGGCTGATGGCCTCCCTGTGCGAGCCTCCCATGACGCCGGAGGATATGGAGGAAATGGGGCTTGCGGACTTCCGCAAGCTCCAGGCCGCGTTTCAGAGATATCTGGATTCCCCTTCCTGATCTGTGGCAGGCAGCCGCCGCACTGGCGCGGTGGTATCGTTTCCAACCCTCCGAAATAGACGCGCTAACCCTTGAAGAGCTGCGGCTCTGGCTGGCCGAGGCGGCCCGCCAGGCTAAAGCGGAAGCAGGCGAATAACCGGACATCGCGTGGCATCGTCCCTCACTCTTGGTCTTTTGGTCTCAGCGACCACCAGCGCCGCCCAGGGCGCGTTGCAATCCTTGGGGCAGTCCGTCCACCGGCTTTCCGGTCAGGTGGAGGACGCCTCCAGGGAGCATGCGCGCCTGGGCGACGAGGTGGCCCGGCTCCGCGCGTCTGGCCGGGTGCCTAACGACCTGGCCAAGAGATATGACCGGCTGGGCAAAAGCATTGAATCCGCGAAGCTCAATCTGGAAGGGTTGACCCGCGCCCAGGAAAAGGCCGCGTCGCACCGTGCGGCCATGGGAGAGATGTGGGGGCAGGCCATTGGCGTTGCCGCTCTGGGCGCTACCCTCGCAGCTCCAACCAGATCCGCCATGGCCTTTGAGTCCGCCATGGCCGACGTGCGCAAGGTTGTCGACGGGTCGGAGGCGGAGCTGAATGGGCTTGGTGGTAGTATCAAGCAGCTCTCCAGGCGAATCCCTCTCTCCGCCACCGAGTTGGCTCAGCTCGCGGCGTCAGGCGGGCAGCTCGGCGTGGCTCTCAAGGATTTGCCAGGCTTCATAGAGACCACGGCCAAGATGGCTGTCGCCTTTGATATGTCCGCAGAAGCGGCTGGCGATTCCATGGCCAAGGTCGCGAACGTCTATCAGATTCCGATCGGCAGCATCGGCCACCTAGGCGACGTGATCAACCAACTTTCCAACGAATCCCCGGCAAAGGCACGGGATATCGTGAGCGCGCTGTCTCGTGTCGGCGGTGTCGCGCGACAGTTCGGCCTGAGCGCCGACAGCGCAGCCGCCCTTTCGAGCGCGCTCATATCTCTTGGCAAGCCGCCGGAAGTGGCCGGAATGGCGATCAACGGCATGTTGACCAAACTGGCCACCGCCGACAAGCAGGGCGCGAAGTTCCAGGAGGCGCTCTCCTCCATGGGCATGTCGGCGGAGGGGCTCAAGAAGTCCATCGCCACCGACGCCCAGGGCGCAGTTGTCGGCTTTTTGAAGGCCCTGGAGAAGATTCCGAACTCGGAGCGCACCGGCCTGCTGGTTGATATGTTTGGTCTCGAATACGCCGACGACGTGGCCGTATTGGCCGGGTCTGTTAAGACCTACACGGACGCACTTGCCGTCCTTCCGCGCGTCGAAGGCTCTATGGAGAGCGAGTTTGCAGCCAGAGCGGCGACCACCGAGAACGAGCTGCAGCTTTTGAAGAATACAGTCTCCGAGCTAAGCATTAACCTTGGGTCGGCACTGCTCCCCGCGCTGCGGGAAATGTTCTCCACTCTTCGGCCCCTTGTGGTCGCAATGGCCGATTGGGCCGCAGAGAACCCAGCGCTGGTCTCCGCCATCGGCAAGGCCGCCGCCGTGCTCTTGACGTTCAAGGCGGCAAGTCTTGCGGCCAGAGCTGGCTATCACCTTCTCGGCGGCAGCCTCTGGTCCAGCATAGCCCGCTGGCGTTCCGTCAAGGCGTCCGTCCAGGGTGCGATGATGGCCATGCAGGCAGGGAACGTCGGCAAGTTCGCAGCAGTGACCGGCAGGCTGTCCGCGGCTTCCGGCTGGCTGGCTTCTCACATGGGAAGCATCGCGAGTCTCGGCGGTCCGCTCAAGGTTCCCCAGATTCGCCTGGCCGCCATTGCCGCCTCGGCAAAAGCCTCTGGCGCTGCCCTGTCCGGTTCTTTCTCCGCTGGCCTACTGTCGGCCCGGCAGGGCGCACTGCGTTTCGGATCATCGCTCCGGCCGCTTCCCGCGATCGCCGGGAGGGGGCTCGTTTCCGGGCTCAAGTCTTCCGCCCAGGCCGCGCTGTGGTGGGGGCGCGCCACGCTGCGCAGCCCCGTTGTTGCCGGGAAGGCTCTCTTTTCTTCGTTCCGCATGATCGGGCAGGCCGTTCTCTGGCTTGGCCGCGCCATGCTGCTCAGCCCCATAGGCTGGATCGGC